TGAAGCAGTTTGAGCCGATGAAGGAACGCCGCAATCGTATCGCGTTTCAGGGTAAGAACGGTGCATGGGAATGGTGGTGGCTTGCCAATAAGCATTACTGCAACGCTGCATTTTTCTGCTGTGTCAATAACTGCGGCTACGCGCTCTCCAACGGCGCCGGGTATCATTGCGGCGTTCGCCCCGCTTTCAAGATCAAGAATCTCTAATCTGCGCCCCCTTGTGGGGCGCACGGGAACGTGCGAATATGCCGGGGGACGCTTCCGGGTGTCTCCCGGCGATTAAGGAGGAAACATGGTAGGCGCTATCATTTGTGGTTATCAGGGTATCGGAAAGTCTTCTCTGGCGCAGAACGCCAACGGATACATTGACCTTGAAAGCGGCAATTTCTTCGTCGGCGGTGTGAGAGACAAGGATTGGTACATTGTCTACTGTAATATCGCTCTGCATCTGGCACGGCAGGGCTACCGGGTATTCATGTCCAGCCATGCCGTAGTCAGAGAATATCTGGCAAGTCTTCCCTATAACCCTGACGTTCATCTCATCACCTGCTTCCCTTCGCCCGATCTCAAGAGCGAATGGATTGCAAAGCTGGAACACCGTTATGAGGAAAGCAGACTGGACAAGGATTATCGGGCGCTGATGAACGCGCTTGATCGCTACGATGAGAACATTGCCGAACTGAGTAATCAGAAGGGCTTTGAGAAAATCATCATCTCCGATATGAACTACGATCTGCAATATCTGGTAGACCTCTTTTATCGGCTCAAATGAAAGGAGCATGACATGAGTGAAAAACCGCCGATTCTTTGTCCGATGACTTTTAACATGCTCATCGTGGACAGAAATGTGGAAGTCGTGAAATGCTCTCAGAACGAATGTGCATGGTGGAACGCTGAGTGCGGAAAGTGCAGCGTATGTGTGATCGCTGATTCGCTGAGAAAGCTGGTGAAGAAATGATTCAAGTCAGTCCTGAACGGAAATACATCGCTATTTCCATCAAGCATAGTCTTCCCGCTCGTGGAGTGATTATGAACGCTCCTCTCGTGCTGTGGGGACATCGCACGGAGGATAATGCGTCTCGCCGCAGTTTCGGTGGTTATACGACTGACCCTTCCAAGTGTGAACTCTACACGCTGGAGGAGTGGAGAACACAAGGTGGCTATGAAGGTTTCATTGACTCCACGCCTGTTTCCATGAACCTGAGCCTGTTCAGAAATTACAAGAAGCGAGACACCGTTCTCGTTCTCTATGAAGACTACATGAACTACTACCGCCTGATTATGAATGGGAGGAATTGAGATGAAACCGAAGTTGAAACCCGGTGATCGGGTGGTCATGAACGACAAATACCGTGTTCTTGAGCAGAACAGAGGTAAGGTCTGGACTGTTACGAGTGAACCTTGGATGGTCTGCGGCACTTGGGTCGTGAAACTGGAAGGGCGCTCTGCTGGTTATGCCGTTGATGGTCTTGACCTTGTGGGCGGTGAAAACGTATGAACTACGAACTCGTAAACGGACAGCTTATCGAAGACGAAAGCATGTCCGAAATCATGGAAACCTTGATGCAGGTCAAGCCTCATCAGAGCAATGTCTATACTTGGGACGATATCGGCATGGCTACGCTGATGAGCGATGTGTATAAGGACTCTATTCGCTTCTGTCCGCAGAACGGCTTTTGGTACATTTGGGACGGCTGCTGGCGCAAGCAGGGAGAAAACGGCGCGATCTCCGACAGGTTGCAAACCCTTTTGAATCTGCTGGTTCTCTACTGCAAAGAGATCAAGGCTAAGGATGAGAAGGAAGAAGACCAATTCATTGATGACTACCACAAATACATCAAGTCCATCCGCAAGTTCACCTCCATGCGCAACATTATGGAAGTGCTGAAAACGATGGTACGTCTCTCCCTCAAGGATATGGACAATAACCCGTATCTGCTCAACACGCCTCGTCATGCTTACGATCTCAAAACGGGCGATATCGTGGAGGACATTACGCCCTTCAATATCACCAAGAAAACGACCTGCCCTCTGCCTGACTTCCTTACGCCGACTTGTGAACGCTGGTACAGCTATATTGACCAGATCATGAGCGGCGACAAGGAAAAAGCGGCTTTCCTGCAAAGGGCGCTCGGTTACTCCATCCTCGGTGTCAACCGTGAAGAATGTATGTTCATCGCCTACGGCTCTAAGACGCGAAACGGCAAGGGTACGCTGTTCTCCACCATCTGTACGGTGCTGGGAGAGGATTATGCGGATTCTGCCCCGGTTGATCTGATTTGCGAGAGCAAAAACGGCAGGTCTACCGACTTCAATGCCCCTCAGCCTACCCTTGCAAAGCTCGTAGGTACGCGCCTTGTGACGATGGCTGAGTCTTCCAAGGATGTACGCTTGGATGCTGCAAGCATGAAGACCATGACAGGCCGTGATACGCTCGTCACTCGTGACCTGTTTGAAAGCTCCTTCTCCTTTGTACCTCAGTTCACGCTCTGGCTGAATACCAACCATCTCCCGGCAGTTACCGATGACACGGTATTCTCGTCCAATCGCATTTGGGTGATTGAGTTCAATCAGCACTTTGACGAGAAGACGCAGGACAAAGACCTCAAGGAAATCTTCGCTCTGCCTGAAAACCGCCCGACGATTCTCAAATGGCTGTTTGACGGCTGCTACGACTACATGAAGAACGGTCTCAACCCGCCTGACTGTGTTCGCAGAGCTACGGCGAATTACCGCGAAATGCACGACCGTATCGGCAACTTCATCAAGGAATGCTGTGTGGTCGGCAACGATCAGAAGGTTGTGCGCGGCGCTCTGTATGCGGCCTATCGTGCTTGGTGCTGCAAGAGCGAAAACAAGTACAATCCGATGGGTTCGACCACCTTCTACAACGAGATTGCCATGCGCGGCTACTCCATTCAGAAAGCGAATGAGTGGTATGTGATGGGCTTGACGGTCAAGGCTGAAAATTCAGGGCGCATTTCCCTGACCTGATGGGAGGCGCTTTACATGGCACGAAACATGTATCCCGGCTACTGCTACCGCTGCGGCGTGTATGTTCCTGCCGGGTACGGTCACTTTGAACGACGCTGGGGTAAATCGGGCAACCGATGGCAGGTTCAATGCGTGAAATGCGCGAGTGGTCGCATCGTCACCGATAAAGACCCATGCGTCCAAAGAGCTATCGACAAACGAAAAGAAAGGGAAAAAGCAAATGAGCATCTTTAAGAGAAGCAACAAGGTCAAGCGCCGCTGCGTCTGTCCGAAGTGTAAGCGCACGAACGTGAATCTCTACCCCTATGGTCTGTTCGGCTGGCGCTGCTTCAAGTGCGGAGGTAGAAGTCGTGAATGACATTGAGCCATGCCCATTCTGTGCTTACGAATCCCCCAAACTTACCGAAAAGCGGAGCGGGAACTACCGAAGAACTGGCGACATGTTCCAAGTTCTTTGCGGTAGATGCAAAGGCCGTGGGCCGATTGTAACGGCAAAATATGAAGTCAGGGTATCAGCGAATTACCAGACTAAGTACATCTCGGCTAATGCCTCTGAAAGAGAGGCCGCAAAGCAGAAAGCGATTGAGCTTTGGAACAATCGTGCGGAGGTACGATAATGGGATGGATGGCACTCATTCTGGCTTTCAACGGTTTTATCACTAAAGCATCTCACCCCGAAGCCGCTGGCTATATCTACATCGCTGCTGGCCTGTTCGCAATCGCAGACAGCATTGCAAATTGGAGGAACAAATCATGAAAACTCAGTTGAAGCCCTTCGCTTTCAAGGAAGCTACGCATATTCTCGGCAAGCCCAAAAGTATGACCGATGAGGAGTGCAAGAGTCTCCACGTTCACATGGATGGTAAGACCTGTGTTTCCTGCTGGAAGCTGAACTTCATTCAGCGCTTAATGGTGCTGCTGTTCGGCAAAATCTGGCTCGGAATTTACAGCGGCGAATATACTCAGCCTCCCGTCTGGCTGGACTGCGCGAACACCGTATTCATTCCCAAGAAAGAGAGCAAGGAGGGCAAATGATGGAAAGCCTCATCAAATCTCTGAAAATCGGAGATCGTCTTCGCATCAATCATTGGGTGAACTTTTTCACCGTATGCGGTGTATCTGATAACTTCGTTCTGGCGAACTGCTTTGAATCGGAGGAATACACGATCATTCCCAAAAAGCCTGTGGATTATTGCTACAACGGTATTCCCATCGGCTCGTTCGTTTGCTCCCCTGACAATCTGGTTTTCGGCTATGCTGGTGGTTATCATTTCGACAACCCTGACTGGATTGAAAAGTATCTTTCCGAACTGGAAACGGGAGAGCTTGAAATTTCTCAGAGGCGTAGAGAGATGATCGCATCTCTGGACGTACTGTGAACCGCAGAGACTATCTCATAGAGAAAGGGGTGCTTCTCTCAGATGGACAATGAGCAGCGTTGCGATGAGTGCATCCATTACGATATCAGGTATTGCGAATGTACCTGCGACTCTCAGCCTCAAGGCGACATCATAAAAAATCCTGATGATGGAGCAGACTGTGAATTTTTCGAGGAGGATGACCGTGACTAATGAACTTGGCCTGATTCATGACGCAACAGAGCTTCGCAAACTCATCGCTGAAAACCCTGACCTGCCCATCGTGGTTCTTGTTGGTGAGGAAGCAAACAGCGGTGGTGATTACTACTGGATGTACTGTTCCTCCGTAAGTTGCTGCATAGACGAAATCCTTGACACCTCCACTCCCTTCGACGATGAGCATGTGTTCACCGACAAGGTGGAATTTGAGGAAGCTGTCAGCGATCATCTGATTAACGAGGAAACCGAAAAGCTTTCCGATACCGACTTTGATAAGCTGGTGAAAGCTGAGGTTGCCAAGTACGATCAGTATTGGCGCAAGGTCATCGCTGTGTATGCGAATAACTGATTCGGTGAACGTCTATGAAAACTAACAAAGTTACAAATCGTGACTGTCAGATTGCAGCGGAAATCCTCACTCGGTTCATGTTCACAAAGGATATGAACGAGGTGATGAACGTGTGGAAAGAAGTCTATGAACACTATGGTTTGTGCGATGACCCTTTCACAAAAACGCCCTGTACTCCCGAAGAATATTCCAAGAATCTGTTGGAGTACGAAAAGCAAGCAATGATCGAGAAGTACGGTCATTGTGACGGCTACGAATGAGGAGGCAAACTCATGATATCCTGTTACGTTATGGCATTTAGCTGGTATGGCGGTGCAATGTTCTTCCTCGGCGCTGGTGCAATGGGAGAAGCAGCGGTTTGCGGTCTGGCGATGATACTCTTTACGATTTTCGGTATTACTTTCAGAAAGCGGAGGTGAGCAGCATGACAACCAAAGAACGTATTGTAAAGATTCTGGATAGTCGTTCCATCGACACCTCGCCCGATGTATTAGAGTACGTTGCAGAGCTTCTTGTGAAAAACGGTGTAATTTTCAATGATACAGCCGAAGCAGACATGTCATTGAGTCATCTTCTCAGAGTGCTTAACGACTCTCAAGAACTCAGGCTTGTATTCTCTCAGAGCAATTTTCTACACGTTACGCCGGGTTTTCTTAAAAGCATGGGCGTGGGCACGATGATGGATTGCAAGATTATCCGCATCGAGACAAACGATGATTGTTCTATCGACGTTTTCTTTAGAGGTGGTACGAATGACTGTTAAGGAACTCTACGATTGGGCATGTGAAAATAATCTGGAAGACTATGATATCGAGATTCAGCATCGGAGTGGCGCTGGGTATCATCTTGGACGCGACTCTCTGACCTCTGAGTTGAATATCGAAGTCGATCACGAAGAACAGATTGTCATTCTGTGAGTTGGGAAGAAAGGGAACTTTTCAACGAGGTATCGCATAAGGGATTTCTCTCTATGGGAAATTAGGGAACTTTTTGACGAGATAACATATAAGGCAATTTGAACGAGTTAGGGAAATTAGGGAATATTTTTACAAGATAACATATAAGAGAAATTTAATATATACATCTTATACGCTATTAGGAGCTTTGCGCTAAAATTTTTCCCTTTTTTCCCTTCGAGGAAAGGAGCGATATGAAACCCAAATATGACGGCTTTATCGGTAAATGGCATGTCAAAGGAATCGGCTGGTTTGATAATCCTGCGGATGCTTGGAGAGCGATTAAGGATATTGAACTGAAAACTCCTTTGATGGTCAAAATCAGCAAAGAGATGAAAGCTCAGTTGGAACGAGAAAGCAAGAAACGAGGAATGACGGTTTCTGAGATCGTCAGAACTGCAATTAGGAAGGAGGTAAATTTATGAACGAAGAAATTCAGGAGATTGGAGAGCAGGTTGTCACAAAGAAGCCTTGGAAAGATAGGAACTCTCCGATGATCGGTGACAATGGCCTGAACCTTGAAGCAGGTGACAATGCGAAAATCCTTGGTGTGAACATTAAGCTGTTTAACATGAGCAAAGTTGATCTGCATGACCCTGATGCGGTTGCCGAACGACTTACAGAGTTCTTCATGCTGTATGCTGAGAACGATATGAAACCGACTGTTGCTGGAATGGGTATGGCTCTTGGTCTGGATAGACGCAGACTGTGGGAAATCAAGACTGGAAATACTCATGGACGAGGTGACATTGATACGTTGCCCAGCGGCACTCGGGACTGCATAAAAAAGGCGTATGGTTTGATGGAAAATATGTGGGAAAGTTACATGAACAGCGGTAAAATCAACCCTGTTTCTGGCATCTTCCTTGGTAAGAACAACTTCGGTTATCAGGATAAGCAGGAGATGGTGTTGACCCCCAATCAGCAGCAGGAGAGCGACTTTAACGAAGAAGACATCAGGAAGCGTTACCTCACCGACTCTAGCGACTCTTGAGCGACTATGGCTGGCGACTATCAAACGACTTTCTGAGCGACTATCTCAGCGACTATCAAATTCACACAATCCCGCTCGTGACCCCCAGCGTCATTCGAGTGGGATTTTTGCGCAGAAAAGAACCGAAGAATCGCCGGGAAATCATCGAAAAACGCTCGAAATATGAGAAATTCGGATTTTTCGATCAAACGAGCGAATTTTTGCAAGTCTGAATAATAGATTCTGAATGGCCGTATTTGGCGCAAAATGCCGCCTTAGAGCGTTTCAAATAGTCGCCTTGATACTTTCCCTATGCTTGAAAGAAAGGCGCTTAAAACGGCAAATAAACAGCTTAAAATGCAAATACTATTTTCAAGGCTATTTGGCAGACTGAAAACCGCTTTTCAAATTGGCGTTTATTGGCGCTGCAATGGCCTTGCAAGGCGTTTCCCGGTATGCGGTTGATGGATGAATCAGCCATAAAAGAAAAGCGCTCCAAACGGCCTATAAAGCCATTTTAGAGCGCAAAAGAAAAACCGCTTTGCAATGCTGCAAGGCGGTTTAACTCGTGTTATTCATGCGTTTATTATAGCCCTTTCAAACGGCGTTTCCTCGTGTAAATGGGAAATTCGGAATTGTTTTCTTTGATCTTTATTCAGTTTATCCCATTTCTTTTCAGGAATATAAACGTATTTGCCTTTGACGGTATCATATACCATTACAGACGAGATACCATTATGAACACAATACATTGTTTTAACCTCCGATCATTTCGAGATTTTGACCAATTCAGCGAGAACAACAAACGGTAAAACGAGGATGCAAAAAAGCGTTGTCATTGTTTAAGCCTCCTTGATATAAAATGCAGGATATTTTCCCGTTTCAGCGTTGCAATTATAATAGCTATATGCGTTTACTCTCTTTTCAAAAGTGCTTGCAACGTTTCCAAACATACCGTTGTCATTATCATTTGAAAGGCGATTTGAAAACGGCATTGCAGGCATAAACATGTTATCAGGCCGCATATTGACGGGAATCATATAAACGGTATTTCCTTGTTTATAAAGGCTTTTTGCCTTTGCTTTGTGGATTCTTTAAAATCCTCCGACATTGATATTTTTCATTGTTTTATCCTCCGATCAATATTCAAAATTGGGGAAAAGCTCGTGTAAATCGTCCTCGTTTACGCTGATACCGTTGATTTGAATATCGAGAACATAGGTGGAATAATATTCGCCGTTTTTGTCCGTGTAGCCGTCGCCGTTTTCTTGATTGGTGAATTGGATTGTATCGCCGCAAATAATCAAATCAGAGGCCGTCAATTCAAAGTCAGAGCATGAATTGAGATATTCAAGAAGAAATGCTGCATAATCGAAATTTTCGGAGATTGTACACGTTTTCTTGATAAACGAAATATCTTTACTGCAAATATAATTGATTAATTCGCCGTTTTCGTTTTCCGTTTCTACGTCTGCAATCAGGCCGCGAATAGTGAAATAATCATATTTGCGATATTTGGAAAGATCAAACATTTTCATAACCTCCGATCAAATGAAAGTGAAACGCTTTGTTATGCTTGTCTTGGTGAATTGTTCAGCCATTGAAGGAAAAGCCTTTTTGAAAGCCGTTGTGTCAATTCGAGATGCGGAAACGCTCTTAAACGTCGCTTTGTGTTCGTCGCTTGAAAGCGTTTCGAGGTTGTTTTCCTGCATATAGTTCTTGATTGTATCTCTCAGGCCGTCAATAATAGCGGTTGTTTCTTCTTGAATGCGGGTATATTCAGCAAGTTCTTTCATAACTTCATTGATATTCATGCGCTGTATTTCCTCCAAAGAGCAACATTATTCAAGGTTGCAAGTTCTTTCAAAGTTGCGATTGATAAAACCAAAGTGTTATCATGTATGTTGATGCTATTAAACTCTTGTTTTGCATTTTCTGAAAGTTCTTTCTTATACAGCTTGTAAATAGCATCAATCAGAGTGCCGTATACATCAGCAGAGCAGGAATAACCGTAACCATGGGATTGTCTACCCTGCCAAACAGAACCAGAAAACAAACATTCCATTTCAAGGATTCTTCCAAATCGCGGTTTGTCCATGGAGGTTATAAGGAAATACGGTTGAAGGAAATTAAATTCGATCGGCTCGTCAATCTTGATGAAAAAATACTGGGGTTTTCCGTTGCGGTAAATCGTGGTAAATTCCATGGTTCAAACCTCCTTATAATGCAATGTACTGAGCTTTATTCAGGCCGCAAAACGCTCTAATATGTCGGCCTGTTGTGGCGCTCCATCCGTCCCAATGCTTTGTAAATTCGCCTTTGACGGATTTAGTGATAATGGGTGTTCCGTAACTGTAAAGAGTTTCATTCCCGGTATTGTCGATCATAACGACGGCTTTACCATAAAAGCTCTTTCTTCCATCAATGGGTATCAATTCGTATTTCTTCATTTTCGCGGCCTCCTTATTTGCATTTACGATTGTAATTTTCGCGGGTAATATCGTGTATAAATTCCATTACGTCGATTAACTGTTGTTCGTCGAAATAAGCAAGGGATTTAATAATGGTTTTGCATACGTCCTCATAAAATCGTTGTCCATTAGATTTAGGAAACTGCATTTTGTTCATATGGTTTAACCTCCTAAATTGCGATAACGCGTTTTAACGTTTACAAATACATTATAACGCGAAAACGCGTTTTGTCAATAGGCTATTCTAAAATAATAACGCGTTTTAACGTTCTTATGTTTGCGTTTAGTAATTCAACAGTTTCCAAACATGTCACCGTTGCAATTCCGATCATATAGCCCTAGGGGGAATACAGCAGCCGCCATCCAGCCGAATAACCTCTCCGAGTAGGCGAAAAATTAAAAAGGAGTTGACAATAACGCATAAACGCGATAAAATGATAACGCGTTGATGTAATATTCAAATTCAAGGAGGTTCACTATGAACGAAAAAGACATTATTCGTGCTGCTATGGCATCGTGCGGCTGGAATCAGGAAATGTTGGCAAAGAACGCTGGATATACAACTCAATCCAGTATTAGTAGCAGATTGAATGGTAAAAGTATGCGAGTTGATACCTTCGTGAAATTACTCAGCGTAATGGGTTACGAAGTTACTGTAAAAAGCACATCCCCTCGAACGAATACAAACAAATGGACAATCTCCTACGAAAATGCTGAGGTTATTCCTGCCAATGAAGTCTCTATGGAAAAGGCAGAGTTAGATAAACTCCTCGCTACTAACGATGAAAAAGGTATATGTACTCCCGAAGGGAGAATTAGACTGAGATAATGAATAAGAAAGGCGGCTTCCCATGAAGAAAATCATCTGTGCGTTTCTTACTATCATGCTTCTCACCACATCTGCTTTCGCGGCTGAGATTACGTTTCGGGATATCCCTTGGGGTGTAAGCATGAGTGAAGTCGAAAAGGCTTTCGCCAAGAAGCTCTTTTTCACACATGATGAATACCAAATGAGATATTGGTCTAATATTGAACAGGATTTCGACCTCGAACACATCGGTGATTATCCCTCTGGTTGGTATGGCTATTCTGCTGCGCTGGGGGAATTGAGAGTAGCCGGGTACGATGCTCTCCCCATCATGTTTTGTGCTTACGGATTATCCAGCGATGATAAAGTGCTTAGAGATAAAGACAAGAGTGTGTTCTACGCAGGTGGTTATGCGTTTGCTGTTATTGACCATGAATCTACCTATTTCGATCTAAGAGAAAAGCTGACAGGTTTATATGGAGATGGTATAGAAAAAATTGACGACGGTGAGGGTGTTTATTCCGCTGTAAACGGAAATGGAACATATCATTATGAATCTCGGTGTACTACATGGATTGGAGACAATAATACATCTGTAAAACTATATTGTCATTTGAATGACGCTGACGATTCAATGATCGGAGCAAATACCATAAGTCTTTGGTACGGTAAACCGAACGCCGACGAGTATTTAGAGAAATTGCAAAATGTCATTCATCGAGAAAAGCTCCTTGAAGAGCAAGCGAATAGATCAGGTGATATCTCCGGCCTATAAAACAATGTTTACGGGAAATTAGGGAACTTTTCTATGACCTAACATATAAGAGAGAAATAATATATACATCCTCTATTAAGAGCTTTAGATAAAAAATTTTCCCTAAATTCCCTCAAAGACCTATATTTCGGGCATTTCTGCATTGACAGGTCTAAAAAGTGGATTTATAATAAGAACAAGAACCGTATTTTGGGTCTTTTGAAATCCATTTAGGGAGGCTGATTATGTGAACAGCATAGTGTCGATTGAGAAAAACGATTTGGCTTTTGTATTTGAAGGTACGTCTGTTCGTATTTTAGATGGCGAACAAGAGCCGTGGTTTGCATTGATTGATCTTTGCAACGCCTTGGAATTGCGAAATCCAACAATGATTGCTAAACGATTGGATGCTGATGAGGTGACTAAGTTTAATTTAGGGAGCTTAGAAGGTGAAACGTGGTTCGTGAACGAAGCAGGTTTATACCATGTAATTCTTACCTCTCGCTCTGAAAAAGCAAAACCATTCAGACGATTTGTGACGCATGAAGTTTTACCTTGCATTCGTAAGAACGGTTATTATTCCACCATGAGCGATGAAGAACTTTACCAAATCCTCGGAGAGCGTTTGAAAGAGCGTCAAGAGCTTATTCTGAGGACGTACACCATCGTTGAACCATCAACAATAAAGACCTCTATTCCGCTTGCTACGGTAAGTGAGAAACGTTTGTGCAGGGGTGAAAAGCATTGATCTACGGCTATGCGCGAGTCAGCACCAAAGGGCAAGACAGATACGGCAATAGTCTTGAGGCTCAGGAGAAGTTGCTGCGCGATGCTGGTGCAGAAACCATTCTGTGTGAGAGCTTCACGGGAACGAAGAAAAGCCGTCCTGAGTTGGACAAGCTGATGAAGCTGGTCTGCTCAGGAGATACAGTAATCATGACCAAGCTAGATCGCATGGCTCGAAGCACTCGTGATGGACTTGATATCATTGATGAGTTTTTGGGAAAGGGCGTTGAGATCAACATTCTCAACATGGGAAAGTTCGATAACAGTCCATCGGGCAAGCTGATGCGCACCGTGTTTCTCGCGTTCGCTGAGTTTGAGCGAGATATGATTGTGGCTCGTACCAATGAAGGTAAGGCTATCTGCCGAGAACACGACCCGGATTGGAAAGAAGGAAGAAAGCCCAAGGAGCTTCCTGATTTTGAAAAATTCCTGAAAATGCAAAAAGACGGTCAACTGACCGTCTCTGAGTGCTGCAAAGAGCTTGGAATTAGCCGAGCGACATGGTATGATCGAGTGAGGAGGTGTGCGGCGTGATAACAATGGAAGCAGTCAAGGAAATCATGAAAAAGAAGGGCGTTCGCCCGTCTGATTTATGCGATGGACTTGGCATTAAAAGCAATGTGTTGAG